TGGTGTCGCTGAGGAACAGCAGCGGACGCGGAACGCCGTAGAGCCTGGCCACTTCCTCGACCTGCGCGCTACGGTTCTCGACGTGCTGGGCCTCTTGGGCGGTGCTGCCGAACTTATTGGCCTTGGCGTTCTCCTCCAGCAGCATCCAGCGCTGCGCCGCGGCGGCGCCGGCATATTCGGTATCGAGGGACGTGCGCATGCGCTCGTAGGCCACGTCGCTGAGCGCATTTGGCACCTCAATGGCACCGCCGGCCATGTTGCCGGTCTCAAAGATCCGGCTTGCTGCCTGTTCCGCATTCAGCGCCAGGCGGATAGCCCGATCTGCCAGCTTCATCCTGGACAGGCTGGTCACGCCGTCTACGGATAGGTCGCGGATGTGCAGCACTTCCTCCTGCTTGAGGATCACCTCGCCACGCTTCTTGCTGTTGAACCGGTAGAGCATGCGCCAGTCGTCGCCAAGCTCGGCCCGCACCGCTGGGGAATCCAATGGGATAAGGTGGATTGGCCGGCCTGCTGACCACACGATTCGCGCGTAGGCATCCCCGTGCCGCTGCCGGGCCAGCTCCATCTGCCGCTTGAACTCCAGCGGCGTCTGCCATGGATTCGGCTTGATCTTCAGCAGGCGGTGCGCGGGATGCTCTGTGGCTATCCGCTTCTTCCCACCCGACTCAACCAGGTTCAGCGGCAGCATGCCGATGGTCCCGCAGATCAGAGACAGGCAGCGGAGCACTGCCATATTGCGCAACTGGTAGCCACCACCGCCGTGGCCGCCCTGTGATCGGATGAACTCCAGCAGTGCTGGGTCATCCATCCCCTTGAATTGACCAGCCTCAGCACGTGCGCTCTGTGGCGCCGCGGGCGGCGGGTTCCAGAGACGGTCCAGCGACTTGATATCTTCTTCGTTGAACCTGGACATTGCGTTTCCTATAAGAATCGGATGCCCCGCTGCTCATAGACAGAAGCGGGAGCCACCGATGAATGTGCGGAGCCGAAGGCCATCACCACGGCGACCGCGGCGTCGATCTTGTTGACCGAACGCGCCTTGGACAGCCAGCGGTTTTCCCATTTGTCGCTCTCGATGACGGCCGACATGATTGCGGACACCAGAACGGGGTTTCCGAGCAAGCGGACGCGCCCTTCCAGTAGAGCCTCTTCGAACAACCGGAGCGATCCGGGCATCCAGAGCCCTTCCGGCGGCGGTTTGCCGGCTGCGGCAGCTGCCTTTAATGCAGCCTCCGTGGGCTTGCCCTTCTTCAGGCCACCCTGCGGGTGCTCCACGAACGAGACGGAAAGCCCCAGCTCCTTCACTTCTTCTTCGAACTGTCGGAACGCATACCGGTCGTAGGCCACTTGGACAACTTCGAAGTCCCGGTCGTACTCCGCTACCGTCTGCGCCACGTGCCGGTAGCTGATCGTCTGGCCCTTCGGGGCGTGCAAGTGGCCTTTGGCAATCCACGTGCTGTAGGGAAGCTTGTCGCGCAGTTCGCGAGCCTTGACCGTATCTCCCGGCGTCCACGCCTCCACCCACGCATCAAACGTTGGCTTGTTGACCAGGGTCTTCCTGCCCTCAACCTCTACCAGAACCTCCTTCGATCCGGTCTCCACCACCGCGCCAAGCGCTGTAATGTCGCGGTTCTGCGACAAGTCCAGCCCGAGATGGAGGCGCTTGCCGTGGTGCTGTGCCTTGTCGAACGACTGCATCGCAGGCTCGACAATTTCGCGGCTCATCCACGCTTGGTCGGCGTCGGTCCACATGCAGAAGTTGAGTCGCAGGATCTCGTTGAGCTTGCTCGGGATCTGCTTTGCCAGGTCAACCCGGCCCTGCAGGTATTCGTCCGTGATGGTGATACCCAACATCGGGTTTGCTTTCACCCAGCACGCCGGATCCTCGAGCGGCTCGTCCCCCTCATCAAGCCCGCATACGAAAGAGAAAGTGCGGTCATCAATGACCTCGCCGACAAAGGTCGGATCGTTCACGGCCTCATGGTGGCCAGCAGCCACCTTGACCGCGTGCTCATGCTCCGCCCAGGCAACGCTGTTCCGGTCGCTGCCCGAATTGGTGATCATGAACAGCAATGGGGAGCGGCGGAACTTGAAGCCGTTCTCCATCATTTCGATGATCTTGCCGTCCGCCATCTCGTGCACTTCGTCGGCCAGGACGAAGTGCGGCCGGTAGCCCGATCCAGTCTTGCCAACGTCACGGGACGCCGGTCGGAAGTAGCTCTGCGACTTGTGATGGGCGATGTTATATTCCTTGCCCTCACCGCCCGAGAACTCCAGCCGCTTTTTCAGCGCCGGTGACGCCTTCACCATCTTGACGGCGTCCCGGAACAGGATTCCGGCCTGATCCTTGTGCGAGGCCACCGCATATACCTGGGCGCCAGCCTCCTGATCGGCACAGAGCCCGATTAGCGCGATTCCACCGGCCATCGGCGATTTGCCGTTTCCCTTGCCCTCCTCGATGTATGCGCGGCGGAAGCGCCGGGTGCCGTCCGCCTGCTTCCAGCCGAACAGACTGCCGATCTTGAATGCTTGGCTGGGGTGCAGCTTGAACGGCTTGCCCTCGAACTGGCCCTCGCTCAGGCGCAGCACTTCTTCGAAGAAGGCGATCTTCTTGTCGGCGGCTTCTCGGTCGAAGTACAAGCCGCGCTCGTGGCCGTCCTCCAGGTCTTTCAGGTGACGCCGGCAGGCGTTGCGCACGTGGGGGCCCGCGACGGTCCTGCCTTCGACCACCGCCAACGGGTACTCACTGGTCCGGCAGTTAGAAGTGCTTGTCGTCCGGGTCTTCGTCTTCGCCTGAGCCATGATTCACTTTCGTCTCATCCACCGGGGTGGCTCCGAGCTTGGACAGCAATGAGCCAAGCGCCTGCATCGCGGAAACACCCATATCGGGGTCGGTCGCCATTCGTGCGGCCAAGATGCAAACCTGGCGAAGCAGGAGGCGGTGCCCAGCGTGCAGCCAGGGCATGTTCTCCACCTGCTCTTTCCAGACGGCCACCTGCTCCTTGGTCATGCCCTTGTACGGAGCGCCGATCGCTTTCGGCCCCTTGGGCGTCTTCCGATTTCGATGCCGTTGCGGATTCTTTGCCGCAGCGCCAGACACTGCCGCTTTCGCCGCTGGCGTGCGGGGATTTGCCATCGTTTCCCCACCTTGAGGGGGTCGTCTTTCCAACTGTGGATGCGCAAAGAACGGGGGACGGTCGGTCTAGGTCCGAATCGACTCAAACAATTCGCCCCCCCTGCCCCCGCGCGACGTGGAACGTGTTGCCGTGGAACCTCTCAGCCTCCGACCGGCCATCCGTCCTCATCGCACCCACGGATCTGAACCGCACCGCGCTCCAGTCGTGCCTGGTCGGTGTTGTGGCAGTCGGCGCACTGGCTGTCGAAGGGACCTTTCCAGAACATCTCCTCCGTTTCTCCAGCGGGGTGACCATTGGTGTGGTTGCACACCGTCGCCACCGTCACATGGCCGCGTGCCTTGCACCTACAGCACAGCGGCTCGCGGTCCAACTGCGCCTTGCGTGTGCGCTGCCATCGCGCCGTACCGTACAGGTGGGCGAAGGCGCTGCCGCCGGTCTGCCGAGTCCTGCGGCCGCGAGCCACGCTCACTGCTTGGGACTCTCTGCCCTTGCGGCTGATCGCAGCTCATCCTCGTTGCGCTCCAGCGATCGCGCTTGCTGGATCAGGCACTTGATCAGCTTTCGTCTCGCAGGTCCCTGATCCATGGCGGCAATAGAATCCAGGGTGCGCAGCGCGCCAGAGGCGATGTATCGGCTGAGGTCGCCCTCCCTACCGCCGCGCACGCACATTTCCACACGGACGACGCCGTCAACAGGATTGAACTGAATGGACACCACTGATCTCCATGAAGCACGACTCGTACTTGCCGAGCTGCTCCGGGTACATGACGAATTCGAAGAGATTGCCGCAGCGGGTGACCGCCATCGATCCCTCGCCCCGGATGAACTGCAGGACTATCGCGCGCGCCTGGTAGAGCTGAAGGCTCACCTCAAACAGCGCGCGAGCACGGGCACCATCGACGGCTCGAAGCGCCGGCCGACCAGGATCGAGGATGCGTTCTACGAGCCAGCGATCAGACAGGCATCCGCCAATTTCTCGTTGAGGACGAATGCCCCGCCATCGGAGTGGGTCACCGGGCTCTACGGACCGTCCTCTGATATCTCCTACCTTGCGAGCCAGCTGCAGGAGCTGATTAAGGAGCACCAGTAGCGAAGGTCAGAACTCCTCCACTGCCCAGCCGCCGCCGTCCCGCTTGGGCTTGGCCTTCACCGCGATGAAGCGGAACGGGTACATGGCGGCGGCGATCTTGATCTTGGCCCTGGCATCGTCCTGCCAGTGGCCCTTTACCTCGTGGCACTCCATGACGCCATCGGCCGCCATGATGGCGAAGTCCGGGGTGTAGAACGTGTTGTCTGCCAGGCGCAGTTTCATGCCCTCGAACCGGTGCCACTGGACCTCGCCCACCGCCTGCAGCGCGCGCAGCCGCTCGGCATACGCTGCCTCGGTCTTGTTCATCTCGCCTGTCTTGAGCCGGCCGAGCGCAAACATTCGATTGACGCCATCTCGTTTGGCCATCAGGGTTCACCTAGTCCGTAGATAGCTAATCTCGTGGCACAACAACCAGGCGCAGCGATTAGCTGCGCCCAGTCGTTCGGCTACCGTCCTTGGCAGCCGCGCTTCTTAGTTGGCGTTGAACACCAAGTTGAAGCGGGCGTCCACACTCCAGCTGCCGCCGGAGTTGGTGGCTCCCAGCGAGAACGAGAAGCCGCTGCCACCGCCCCAGTTGCTGCCACCGAAGCTGACGGTGAGGCCACCGTTCATCGAACCGCTGATGCCGGCAGTGATGCCGCCTCCGAAGTTGTAGGTGGCACCGATGCTGTTCTGGTTGAAATCAACCGTGGTGCTGCCGAACTTCAGCTTGCCACCAATGGCCAGACCGCTGTTGGTGTCATAGACGGTGGTGACGTTGGCGTTCTCATTGCCGACGGTGTAACCGACCGAGGCCGAGACGTGCTCGTTGTTGTAGGCCAGTCCAACGTTGGTCATGCCCTCCTTGACCTGCAGGGTCGCAGACCCGGTGCTGACCTTGCCGCCGACCTGCAGGCCGTCGACGTTGCCCTTGTAGTTCACGCCGATGATGTCGGCGCCGCGGAACAACGGATTGGTCTCGATGTACCAGCTGTCATCGGGCACCGGTTCGGTATCAGTCGGGTCCTTTGGGCCCATCGGGCGGATATCCGGCAGGTCACGGATCTTCAGTTCTTCTTCTTTGCTCATGGTCTTCTCCTTGGTTGGCCCTTTCGGGCGGTCGATTCAAGCCCCGGGCTCCATGCCCGCTCCCGCGCGCGAACAAGCGCGGGGCCCCTGACCTGAAATGCAAAAGGCCGCTTTCGCGGCCCGTAATCTCTGAACTAGCTACGTCTCTCAACAGTTGCCACTAACGCACGTTGATCACCGCTTGGCAGGCGCGGACGTGGTCGTCGGCGTCGCGGCCGATTTGAACAGCAGCTCCCGCAACCTCTGCTCGTAGCTCGGCGTGCGCATCACGTTCGACGGCGCCGGCGACGGCCTGGGACAGGAGGCTGGTGCTGCAGGTGGCGAGGTCGTCGCGCAGCTGGAGACGCCCAGCGCGCAGGTCAGCCACAACAGCAGCAGGGATGGTCGCGGCCGCAGTGCGGTCTTCTTCATGCTTGGCTCCGATGGTGGCCAGGCTGTCGGCCTGGCGGTGTTCGACGTCGCGGGTTTGGTTCACCTGTTTTGCCACGGCCACTGCCCCAGCTACGCGCTGGTTGGCTTCGCTCACCTCTGCCCGGTCACCTCGCCAAGCCCAGCCGGCGCCGAACATGGCTACAGACCACAGCGCGAAGGCTGTAACTACGACTGCGACACGGTTCACTCCGAACCTCCTGCCTTGATCGTGTCGCTGTCCGGGTCGAACGGCGGCGGCTCCAGGCCGGCCGCACGCATCAGCCCTTCGAGCCGGTAGATGTGGCGGATCAGGCGCAGTTCCCTGGCCTCCATCCGGCCAACCCGCTCGCCCAGCCGGGTCACTTCCTCGCGCATCAGCTGGATCACGTTGACCTCGGCCCCTTCCCTGGCGGTCTCTACGAACTGCTTGCGCCACCACAGCGCGACACCACCGGCGCCGACCATCAGGCCGCCAACGGCCGTACCAATGGCCTGCCAGTCCACGTCGACCCCGATCATGGCGCCACCGTCCCGCCGGCCTTGCGGTACACGGCCAACAGGTCGGCAAGCTTCTTTTCGTGCTGGCCGTAGCCCGCGCCGGGCAGGCTCGCCCAAGTCTTGCGGACGGCCTTGATGGCTTCCTCGATCTTGCCCGCCTGGATCAGCGGCAGCGCGCGGCGCTCCCGGATCTGCTGCAGCGCGATCAGGTCCTGGCTCACGGGCGCAAAATCCTTCAAGCCCAGCGTCTTCTTGTAGGCGTCGTAGTAGCGGCGCAGTAGCTGGTAGCGCCCGGCTGCAGTGGACTGGATCTTCAGCTTCGGCAGATCCACCAGCACGCGCGGGTGATCCGCGTAGCTCTTGAACAACTGGCCGCCGACGATCACGTCATAGCCGCGGTCCTGGGTAACCTGCTTGCCGTTGTCCGTACCTTCGGACCAAGCCAGCATGTCGAGAAAGGCCACGACGTTCACGCCGCCAGCCTGTTGGGGAGTGATTTGCGCCATGGCGTCTCCGAAAAAGAAAAGCCCCGGCTGGGCCGGGGCTTGCGTCTGGATGATGGCAAGATTGCCGATCAGAGTGGGGACCCTGCAAGTCCCCACTAAGCGGCCCGGTTGAGGGCTCGCGTGAATGCCTCAGCAGCCACGTGTTCGGCGCTCCGCATCTGCTCCAACATCCACTCGTAGACGGGCTGCCAGAACCGTTGATAGGCCGACTTGTCAGCACCAATAGCAACCGCGCGTTTGCGCCCACTGAGCTGCTCCAGTCCCATACCGCTGCAAGCCTCGCATTCAACAACACCGCTCCCCGCGGGCGCGGCTTGGACCCGTGTACCGTCGCAGGACTTGCAGCAACCGCAGTTGGCCATCTCTGCGATCACTGCGCCGGCGAGCACCCCGAGCTGTTCCATGGTGTTGTTCGGCCAAGCCGCAGCGCGCGCCTCCTCCAGCGCGTTCTCTGCCCTCACCATTTCGCGCCGCTGCACCTCCGTTATCTGGCTACCACCCCACCCCATGCAGGCCTTGGCAATTCCGAACTCAGTTCGCGCCGTGGCCAGGCCATGCATCTGCCGGATGAACTCCGGGGCCACCAGCCCGATTACCGCCTTGCGCAGATGCTCGCGGCGGCGAGTGGCGCTCTCCGGCCACCACAGCGCCTCCAAAAGCTCACGGCCAAGGCCATCCGGCACGTACGCCAAGGCGGCCGCAATGTCCTGCGTCGTCAGCTCAGGCCGTCCACCGCCACACCCCGCGTCGAATCTCCGCGTGGCCGGGCCCATACGGCTTGCCAACAGTTCGCGTGCCTTGCTCGTCCTCATGCGCCTTCCCCTTCGTGGTTTGCTCGTACAGCGCGCGATCGCGCCATGTGGTGATTCACTGCGGCCCTTTTGAGGCCCTCTCTCTGGATCAGTCGACAGCCGACGCGCTCGCCGTGCATCAAGCCCTCCCCCCGCATACAATCTCGCGATTGAAAACGGGGGACGTGGCGTGGCCGATCCAGTTAACTACTGCAGCTGGTTGCTGCCCTCGATTTGCGCGACACAGAGCGAGTGGGCTGCGTGGGCACAAGCCGTCATGTCTGCCCTTGCTATCTGGTACTCCGGACGGCTCGCCTTCCGACAAAGGACGGTTGAGAAGCGGGAGAGGATTGAGACCTACGTGCAGCTTGTCTCTGTTGCTGCTCAGGAAGGAACTCTTGCAGCCCATTGGCTGGAAGTGCTGAGGTTCAAAACGCTGCCTGAGCGAGACGGGTCTGGCAGCTTCCTTAGCCTCCGGGAGGACCTGGAATCGATCTCGGTAAATGACATTCCAGATCACCGATTGATTCGCATTCTTCGCGATGCCGCATGGGCATGCGACAAGCTCCATCGTCACTACGATCTCTTCCTCGGCACCGATGATGTTCCAGGTCTTGACGACCGGATGGAGGCGAGTGCCGCAGCAGATCTGCTCAATAGATGCCTTGATGATGCGATCGCGCTTCGGGATGAATGCTTCTCGCTCCCTGAATCGATCTTGCGGACCGCTCGCCGATGGACAAGGAGACAGTGGCGCAATCTCAGACTGCGCACCAGCCATCCCGGTGCCCGCTAGGATCAAGCCGACCGATGGCCGGCCCCACCGGTGCGATTCTTGAAGAGAATCCATCTCGCTTGCTTGCATCATGCCGTTACTTGCCAGCTGGCCGTCAGGTGCTGCACCTTGCCGCCGCGCGCCTTGAACTCTTCCACCGTCTCTACCGGGCCGGTCGGGAGCTTCGCCTGTTTCAGCCGCTTGGGCCGGGAAACAGTGTTGTGGTCCATCCGCCGCTCGCGTGGCGCCCGCTGGGGGTTGATCCTCGGCGCCACGGCCTTCGTCTTCTTCATGCTGCCGCCCTCAGTTCGTTGATGTAGGTCTGATTTGCAATCAGCTCGTCGTCGGAGCCGTACGTCTCGTGGAAGGTCCGCGAGCCATCCATCAGGCTTGGGCCGTAGATCTGGCGCATCGTCGCGAAGGTGTTCCCCTCCATCGGATACCGCATGTGGTGCCACTTGCAGAGGCCATAGCCCTCCATGTGGCCGCGCCGCACGTTCCCGCTCTTGGCGTGGTTGTAGTCGCATCCGTAGACCACCAGCTCAGGCTCCAGCAGCTCCTGCATCTGCAGCGCCAGGCAGGCCATGCACGGCCCGGTCTTCGCCAGTTCGATGCGTGCTGCCTCGGCCTTCGTCGGCGGCGGTGCGTTCGACCACATCAGCGCAGCTCCGGGATCGGACCGGCATAGCGAGTGATCGGGATCTGGCGCATGCCATCGCGCCACACCCGGGTGCCACGGGTGGCGTAGATCACCAGCGGCTTGATCCCGTACCCATAGGCCAGATACCAGCCGGCCACCGCCACCGGCTCGGACACCGGGCGCACCTCCAGTTCGACGTGGTCCTGCCTCATGCCGCAGCGTCCTGATCGGAACCGAGCAACTCGGCGATCTCGGCCAGCCGCTTGCGCGCGCTCTCGTTCGCTTGCGGACTGGCCTCCACTCGGCCTGCCAGCAGCGCCAGCGGATTGAACACGGGCGTGGCCGGCGGCAGTGACAGGCAATCAGCAACCTGCTCGTGCGCCAGGCGGCCGGCGGCTACCGCCTGCTGCAGCGCTGTGTCCCGTGCGGCGGAGTCATGGCCCAGCGACGGCTGATAGACGGCACAGCCACCTGCAGCGCGCGCCTCCTTCACCAATCGGGCGTACACCTCCAGGAACGCTGCCCGGCCAGCAATTTTGTCTCCAGCCTCCACCAGCGGCAGCGCCGCGGTCCATGCGTCCCGGGTCTGCTCAGTCCACACCAGGGTCACCGCCTCGTCGGCAGCGCGGATCGCCACGGCCCATGCTTCGTTTGGTGCCGGGTGCCCGTCGTCGATCCGCTCCATGATCGCGGCGAGGCTGAGCTTGCCCTTCACCTCGCGGCGGCAGGCGGTCAGCGCGTTGGCCAACACCTGCAGCGGATAGGTCGCCAGGTCGGTGACCATGTAGGCCGCAGCGGTCGGGCGGATCTGCTCGCCCATCACCTCAGCCGTGGCCACCAGCATTTCGACCAGCCTGTCCTGATCTGCATCACTGAGCATTGGCGTTCCCCTTCATGCGGCGCAGCAGCGCCTTGGCATCGTCGGCCGCATTGGCATTGGCCTGCGTCTGGTCCTGCTGGTTGGCGCTGGTCGCGGTGACCTGCCGTCCCGTCGCCCATTGCGTGCGGTATGCCTCGCACTTCGCCAGCAGCGATCCCAGGTCGTGCATGTTCTGCACCACGTAGCGCTCGTTGACGGTCAGAAACCACGCTGCGACCAGCGGTGCCTCGCTGTGGCCCAGCCGCTGAACGATCTGCCGCACGTTGGCGTTGACCTTCGCGTTGCGGACCGGCGCCACGCCATGCCGCTCGCGGTAGGCGCCGGCGTAGGCCGTCCAGGTTGCGCGGCACGCTGACTGCAACTCGGTTTCCGAATCGACCACCGGCGGCGCGGCCGGCAGGCCCGCCGGAAATGACGGTTCTTCTGACGGTTCATTGAGGGTTATATGACGGTTAGACGGCACGGGGCGCACCTCCAGACCTGCGCCCGGTGCATCCCCTCCTGCAGCGGGCGCATCCCCACCTGCACCGGGCGCACCCCCTGCATGGGGCGCAGCACCTGCGCCCGGTGCAGTACCGTTCTTTGCGGTCTTGCGAGTGCCCTTGGACGGCGCAGCGGCAGCGTTGAACTTGGCCGGCGTGACCGAATAGACGGTGCTGCTGTTGAATCGGCGATCACGCGCCAGCAGGCCAACAGCCTCCAGGTGATCCATGGCGCTACGCACAGCGCGCGCCGACATGCAGCAGCGCGCGGCGATGGTGCCCACTGCCGGCCAGCACACGCCATCGTCGTTGGCCTGATCCGCCAGCGAGATCAGCACGGCCTTCTGCGTGACGCTCAGGCCCTGCAGCGGCCAGCACTGCGACATGATGATGGTCGACATGTCAGAGCCCCAACGGCATGTTCTGGCCCGGGGCCACCGGCCACCAGGTGCACGCAGGTTTGCCGGTGGTGGCGCACGGAGCAGTAGGGCCGCGCCAG